GTGATTTGTAGAGCTTCGTTTATATCCTCTTCGGCTTGTTCCCAAGCTCTATTCTCAGCAAAGAACAGCTCTTTCTGAGCCTTTAGTATAGCTTGTTGTGCTGTATCTATCTCATTATTCATTGTTAATTTCCTTTCTCCTTTGGTTAATGTTCTTAATTGCCTTGTGGTGATTTGATACCACCTTCTCTATCTCCCTAATAGAGTGCTTGTATTGATACTCTTGTGCCAACTCCAGTTGGCTCTCTTCCCAAGTATCATTTCCTTTATGACTCATATATTTGCTGTTAATTTTTAGCTTTATAGAAAGGGTATTCCCTGATACCCCCTCTAAAAACCAAAACAACAAGATTTGTTGCTTTCCCAATGTATTAAATGAACAAGCATTTACCGACATTAAGTAGTATATCACAAAAAAAGAATCTTGTCTAAACTAGACGCAATTCCGATGGCAACAGAACTTAACACATCTTTGTATCTAGGTCAAATAAGACTTCTTACTTTTGGCTTTATTTGTGCTATACTACCTTATGTAGGGAGGAATCCGAGGAGGGGGATTTCCCTATATAAACGGAGGAATACACAATGACTACAACATATACAGACAATCTTAAAGGTTTTGACCTGTATTTTTATTGTGAATTTAACAAGCTAATAGACATCAATTATGTTTGATTTCTTGAAGTCAGTTAGGTTCTGGAAACTGTTTGTGATAGCAGTCCTAGAGTTCCTAGCAAGTCAAGGAGTTATCTCTTTCGAGATAGCACACGCATTTGCCGTTCTATTTGGTGGTTCAGTAGCAGTTAGAACCATTGATAGATTCTCTGAGCAAGTAACCTTGAAGAAGTAATGAAAGTGCATTATTACAACTGCATTGATGGTTGTGGTGATGCCTTTGGTATTGAGGGAGTAAAATCCGATAAGGTAAACTGTCCAAACTGTGATATACTCTGTAAAGGAATCACTCATACCAACTTTCTACATTGGCAGCATATTCATGGACACAGAAGAAACAAGAGTGAAGAGGATTCAGAGATTCGCCAAAAGAGTAGAAAAAGGAAGTACATTTAATATCTCTATGTTTATTATAGAGTGTTGGGTAGGCTGTTCTCACCGAGCAATCGGCTACAATCCTACCTAGCACTTTGTAATAAACGCCAGAGAACATAAGTTTGGAGTAGGCGTATGTACTCCTCGCTAGACCGAAACAGTCCGATATACGGATGGGATAGTGTTATATATACAGCCGTGGAAGCCCCACCTTCGGTGCAAATGACCGAAGTAAAATGTTTGGCTGTAGCCCTCGAACACAAAGAGTGTAAGACATTTAACGATTATGGCGAGAGAAAACGCCAAGTAATAATCGACTCCCTCGGAAGAGAACAAGACCTCACCACATCCTCAACCGTCTGGGATTGTGTCTATGTGGTATAATAGAGAATATAAGTATTAAAGAGAACAATATGAAGTATAAAGAATTAGGGTTCTTAACCCTCTATAGGTTTTTACCAGAGAAGAAATATATAGTAGACTTTAGACCAGATTGGCTGGTTTACAAGAAACAACTAACAGTACACATCTACTTTCCTAATTTGAAGTTGGGATTTCAATTCTATTCTGGGGATTTTGACCAATTATCAGGTAATAAGATAAGAAACAAGGCTAGAAAGAAGATTTGTAGGGATAATGGAGTAAGGTTAATTGAATTTGACTGTCATCCAAGGAAGTTTCCAGTCCATTTAGAGAAGATATTAGGATATAAAGTAGAATTACCTGGCGGTTTAGTATCAAGTTTGAATAAATATAAGTTCCAAGCGACTAAAAAGAGAAAGAATATTGGGAGAATTGTGAACACAGAGCGTATGCTCAGACGATACAAGAAAGCACAAGAAGAAGAGAACAGACATTCTAGGGCATCAAACCTATTTGCTAATGATAATGGTAATAATACTGGAAAAGTTATTAGAGGAGAACCATTTGTAGTAAAAAGGTAAACAAAAAACCAGTCTTTCGACTGGCTTAATGCTTATACCACATTTAGATACTGTTCTATCTTACTTCTGGCGATATAATTCCTTGCTTGGTTAATAGTGTAACATTTTATCTCTATAACCTTATTGGTATCTATAAAGAATATCAGTATACACTTATTAACTTTGAATAGTGCTTGTTTCATTGGTTTTCTTATTTATTATTTGGTGAATTCTAGCACGAGTTAGACCAAACTGTCCAGCTAAATCACTCATTGTGATTGGCTTGTGGTCAGTTTTATATCTCTCGGACCAGATACTCCTTATTGCCTGGTTGCGATTAGTTTTTTCCTGCATAGTCTTTCCTGTTAATAGTATGTTCGTGCCAGAATGGTTTGACTGCCTTCTTCCACTCTTTCTTTACATATTCTTCTCTTTGCTTTTTCAGGTCAGCAATCTGATTATCAAAATCTTCAATTATAGTTGTGAATATGTTTTGATTTTTAGGCAGTTTCACAACTGGCTTTACCAGACTCAATTCGTATAGAGTGCTGTGATAGTTAATCATATCCTTGCCTTTATTAGGATAATCTTTAAGTATCTGTATTCTCCCTTGCCTTACGGCTTTAGGAAATTTCATTAGCTCGTTGACTATAACATAAGGTGTCTTTTCATAGAACGCTTTATCTTCTAGCCAGCTCCTTGCTTGGTCCTCCATAATGTTGTTTGCGACTTTACTTATATTCATTTTATTATTGGTTATCCGAATAAGATATAAGCTACTAGCATGAAGGTTATAGTTAAGATATAAAACATATCTTTTCTAAACTTCTTCTTAGCTATTCGCCTTTTAGTCATGTAAGTTCGTTTGTACATGTTATTCCTCTCGCTTAATAATTAGTCCTATAAGGTCAACCAAGATTGATTGACCCTAACGACTACTTATTATCTTCCAATATCCATTCAATATCTAGTATTGCAGAATCAAATACTTCTTTGATTTCCTTATACTTATCTAGGTCGATACTTCTGCCATATTTATTGTAGCCACCTAGTAGAATGGCAATAGCCTTTGCTCGTCTTTCGTTACAATGTCTATCGTATGCTCTCTCTACTCTTTTTCTACTATTATGCTTATTATCAAACTTCACTTCGCTTGATTGTGAGTTCACTTTAATCATTTTGCCTTTCGTTATATTTAGATAACTCAGTCAGAGTGTCCAACCTTTGAACACCCCTCAGAATTATGCACTTGGGTCGATGTCGTATGAATCACAGAGTTCTTCGATTGAGTCCTCTGCTCTTCGCATCAACTTCTCTTGCTCTGGTGTTTGAGATGGATAACTCACCATCTTCAAATCTTGATAAATCTTTTTCAATTCTTCTTCCATCTTAATTTGCGTTAGTATTTTAGATTATGTTGTCAAAGTTCTCGGTGCTGGATTCTCACCAGTCGACCTTACACCATTTACTTTACAGGAATTATTACTTTTTGTCAAGAGTACCATAAACATTGATTAAGATTAACATGAGTATAGAGTTGTCCACACCCAATAGAATAGGGAAAATCTCTGACTTTTAGCGATATTTATGCTATACTGTAGATAGAGGGAGAGAACCGAACTATGAATGATAATAAGAAACCAAAGAAAGAACCTAAGGACAGACCACTTACGCAACGACAGCGAGCATTTGTCAAGGATGTTATAGCAACCAAGAACCCCACAGAAGCCGTTAGAAGAAACTACAATATCGGTGGAAAGGGTGGAAAGAAGAACGCAGTAGTAGCAAGGTCAATCGCATCTGAAAACCTTACCAAACCGAATATTCAAAATGCCCTACAAAAGGAGCTAGAAAAGCAAGGAATAGATGATGGCTTTCTCGTAGGAGAACTAAAAGAAAACATAGAACTGAGTAAAAAGGATGGACAGTATTCAACTCACCTTAAAGGAATAGAACTAGGAGCAAGATTAAAAGGACACATGAAAACATCCAGTAAACAAGGACTGAATCTTAATGTAATCGGATTCATAGATGCAGGAAGTCTAAAGGATATAGATAAGGAAGAACATGAAGTAATAGATATGGAATAGCCTTACAGGAATACTATAGATACAGAAGAGATATAGATAAGATAGGTAATAAGATACAGAGATATATAGTAGTTAATATAGATAGATATATACATAATAGATAGACACCATCATACCCTTATAATTGGGTGATATGAGCGTTGAGTCGTCAAGTATACCTTGTACGACCCATCACCTATGCTAAAACAAGCGATTTAATGACGTATTCACTAGGAAACAAGCTATTTACTACCCCATAGGCACTAATATCGCTTTAATAGGGGGATAGGGTATAGGGGTACTTCCACTTGTACAGAATAAATATTGACGACCACCCTGTATATATATACATCCATACCTACAATACCCCTTTTAACATTAGACATTATGAAACAACTAAGCATGAGGGAATTTAATAGTAATATAAGTAGTCATTTGAATAACTTGCCTATTATCTTAACCAAACGTGGTACTAAGGTTGCAACAATACGAGAGTATAGAGACGAAGATGATACTGAAGTTGCAACAAAGCCGTATACTATGAAGATGAATCCAGAAGATGCTAGTAGAATGGAGACATGCAAGAAACATGGGAATAGCTTAAAACTAACTTGTGGATGTAAATGATATATTGCGAGGAATGTAAAGAAGGTGGAGGTTCATTCACCATAAGAAAGAAAGATGGTAAAGATGTCTACTATTGTAAATGGTGTATCGATAAAGTAGACGATAAACCTAATAATAAGACCAGAGATAAAATATCTGGAGCTAATACTATTTAGATATGTTTATAGCGGAGGCAGGTTCTAATCATGATGGAGATTTCGATAGAGCTTTGAAGTTGATTGATATTGCTGTTAATGCAGGAGCAGATGCTGTTAAGTTCCAACTTATAGGAGATTTCAATGAAGAGTGGATAGACCCCTTAATAGAACATTGTGGAGATAGAATAGAATTTATGGCTACCCCATTCAATAAGAGGGGTGTAGACCTATTAGTGGGTAAAGTTAAGAGATGGAAGATAAGTTCAACTGAGGCAGCAGATGAGGAGTTTGTAGATTATGTATTTGATGCAGCACAAGGAGATGATATTCTAATATCAGACGGTGCGTTAGATGAGAACTTCCCAGCACTTAATATAATACCTATGGCTTGTGTAGTTAAATACCCAGCCCAGATGTTTGATTATTCGTTTAAGGCTTATGAGCAAGATATGGAGTGGGGGTTATCCGACCATACCTCAGACTTTGTACTACCTTTGATAGCGATTGCTAATGGAGCTATAGTAATAGAAAAACACTTCACAGACGATAGAAGTAGAAAAGGTCCAGACCACGCATACGCTCTTAACCCAAGTGATTTAAGGATTCAAATAGATTTGTGTAACATAGTTGATAGAATACTTACACAACCAAAACAAACGATAACCGATTATGTAGGGAGGAAGATAGATTGGTAATTCTTATTACAGGAGGAACTGGTACACTAGGGCATGCTTTAGTAGACCATATACTGGCTAATACAAAAGTCCAGAAACTTATCGTATATTCAAGAGATGAGTTCAAACAGTCAGAGATGGCTAAATTGTATACAGATAAAAGACTTAGGTTTTTCTTAGGAGATGTTAGAGATGAAAAACGACTCTCAGTAGCTATGAGAGATGTTAATGTTGTGATACATGCAGCGGCTCTGAAACAAGTACCTGCATTAGAATACAATCCTACAGAAGCTATTAAGACCAACATAAATGGAGCTGACAATGTTATACATGCAGCTATGGCTAATGATGTAGAGAAGGTAGTTGCCCTCTCCACAGATAAAGCAGTCAATCCAATTAACTTATACGGAGCTACTAAGCTCGTATCAGATAAACTTTTCATATCAGCAAACGCATATTCAGGTAATCGAACCAAATTCAATGTCGTAAGGTACGGTAACGTGGTAGGTAGTAGGGGGAGCGTGCTTCCACTATTCCAGTCTATAAAAGATGAAGTTCCAGTTACAGACTACCGTATGACTAGATTTTGGACCACAATAGAGCAAGCTGTTACTTTAGTCATGATGGCTGTACTAGATGAAGATGGTGGCAAAGTATTTGTCGCCAAGAGTCCATCGTTCAGGATAAAAGACTTAGCAACGGCACTAGGTAAAGAAACCTATGAAAGTGGTATTCGACCAGGCGAGAAACTCCATGAAGTAATGATAACAGAGGAGGACAATATCGTAGGCTTTGAAAACCACTATGAAATCACACCAGGAGAACCAACTGGATTCAGGTACGCATCAGATACTAACCCAGATATAATGGATGTGGAGGAAATCAAAGGATGCTTAAAATAGATAAAGATAAATGTATAAACTGTGGACTTTGTGATGTAGAGGATGATGAACAAACTCTACTAGAGAATTGTCCAGCAGAAGCTATAAAGGAGGAAACATGCGAGAGTCAGACCCATACCAAATAGTCAAAGATTTTGAGGAGGAGCTATGTAATTATACTGGAGCGAAATACGCTGTTACAACCAATTCATGTACCAACGCACTTTTATTATCCCTAAAGTACCACCAAGTAGAAGGTAAAGAAGTATCAATGCCTAAGTACAACTACATGTCTCCAGCTATGTCAGTTATAAATGCAGGTGGCAGAGTACACTTTACAGATGAAGAGTGGGAAGGACTATACCAGTTAGAACCATATCCTATTTGGGATTCAGCTAGATTCATGTCTAGTGATATGTATATGCCTGGTCAATTTATATGCTTGTCATTTCATTGGAAGAAAACCCTAGCACTAGGAACTGGAGGAGCAATCCTTCACGATGATGATGAAGCTGATGTATGGCTTAGAAAAGCTAGATTTAATGGGCGAACTGAGGGCTTAACACCACAGGAAGATGACTTTGATATTATAGGTCATCAATGCCACATGATACCTAGAGATGCCGCAGAGGGTCTCTCACGACTTAGTTTTCTCCCAGAAGTGAACCAACCACTACCAAATGACGATTATCCAGACTTATCGACAAAATCATGCTTCTCCGTAGAGTAACACCAAAAGACTATCATTTCCTATATGAACTGTTAAAGGAAAAGAAACCTGAACAGAATATCTCCCACATTAAAGTACCGCATTGGGGAGAACATGTAGAGTTTAATAATGCTCAACCATACAAAGACAACTGGGTGATTATGGATGAGGATAAGAGAGTTGGAAGAATATATGTAACCAACCAGAACGAAGTAGGAATTGCAATCAAGGAGGATTGCCAAGGAAAGAATTATGGAGGTGAGGCTTTAGAAGAAGTAATAAAAATGAATAAAGACCTGTTAGCCAATATAGCTCCAAAGAATCTAGTATCACAGCACTTCTTTCAGAAGCGAGGTTTCAAACTAATTCAATACACATACAAATATGATAGCAGTCATTCCAGCGAGGGGAGGAAGTAAGCGAATCCCTGGAAAGAATAAGAAGAAGATGAAGGGTATACCCCTATTCGTCTATTCGGTTAGACTAGCTAAGTCTACTGGTCTATTTGAAAAGGTTATAGTTTCAACAGATGATGATGAGATTGAGAGAATAGCAGAAGAAGAAGGAGCATCTATACACCGTAGACCAAAGGTAGACGACTACCAAGTATTACTAGATGTATGGAAAATGTTTCCTAAACCACTTTGTTGCCTACTACCGAATCCACTCACTAAGCGTGAAGATTTAATGGAAGCTAGTAAATATGATAATGATGTCTGGTCAGTAACTACACTCACAGAGAACCCACCAACATTCCAAGACGCAGGACAGTTCTACTTTGTTAGAGGAAAAAGAAGATTCTTGTTCCCAGTAGAGGGAGCAGTCGATATAAACACCCAAGTTGATTGGGATAAAGCGGAGGGAAAATTATGAATAGAGAAGAAAAGTTTTGGTCAGGTAAATTCGGTAACGAATACACAGACCGTAACAACATGAACCTAGATAAGTTTTATAAAGAGAAGTGGGGAATAACTCGTTCTGAGATTAACAGAAAATATATAGGAGAGTTTGATACACTACTGGAGGTCGGATGCAACAGAGGACTTCAGTTAGAAATGCTAGAAGGCAAGGGCGACCTATATGGTGTAGATATTAACAGTTTCGCTATTGAAAAGGCGACTGTACCAGCGACTATCATAAGGTCGTCAGCTACAAACTTACCGTTTGATGATAACTTCTTTGATGTAGTAATGACTAATGGGTTACTAATCCATATAGGAAACAGAAACATCAAGAAGGTAATGAGTGAAATATTAAGAGTTTCCAAATCTATTATTATGGGTTGGGAATATTTTGGTACAGAAGCAGTAGACTATAGAGGAGAAGGAACATATCTCTGGCAAAGAGATTGGATGAACGAATGGGCTAACATAGGTGGAATTAAACATAGTGAATTTGAGTTATTTGCAGACAAAGAGTTCCCAATGGAAAAGACAATGGCTTATAGATTATACAAGGAGGACTAATGGAGAGATGTAGTAAATGTGGATTCCCACTAAAAACAAGACCACTCACCAAAGATAAAGATGGTGTGTGTCTAGCTTGTATTAACCATGAGAAAGCCAAGACATTTGACTGGGCTAAAAGAGAAAAGGATTTAAGAACAATATGCGAAAAAAGAAAATCACAAAATGGAGATTACGATTGCGTCGTGGCAGTTTCTGGAGGAAAAGACTCAACTGTAATCGTTGCAAACCTTGTAGAGAAGTACAAGATGAAATGCCTCCTTGTAACCGTAACAGACGAGTTTACGCACACGAAGGCAGGAGAACACAACGCAAAAAATATCGCAGAGAGGTTTAACTGCGACCACATAACATGGCGTTGTGAACCAAAGACATTTATTGAGGAGACAAAGAAGGACTTTGAAGAAACCCTCCATCCACTTAAATGGGTAGAGGAAAAGATATATGATGTACCAACAAACATAGCAAGGAAGTTTGGTATACCATTAGTATTCTTCGGAGAGAACTCAGCGTTCCAATACGGTACAAGACATAAACTAGACTACCTACACGAGAAGAGTGATGGTGAAGTGATGATACTATTCTTCTTTGCCTTCTATCCCTACTCAGAACAAGGGAATAGAGAGTTTGCTAAGAAACATGGGTTCATAGATTTAGATGATACAGGAGAATGGCTTAGACAAGGAAACATTGAAAACTATACTCAACAAGATTCTATAGCATATATTATTCAGCTATGGACTAAGTTTGTGAAGTTCGGATTCCAGAGAGTATCTGATATAGCATCACGCTACGTTAGAGATGGACTCCTAACACTAGAACAATCCCTAGCCTATATAAAGGAGAGAGATTGGAAGTGCGACCCACAAGCTAAGAGAGATTTCTGTAAGACAATAGGAATAACAGAAGATTACTTTGACGGAGTTGTATCTAAACATGCTAACAGAGATTTAGTAGAACAAGACGTTAATGGACAATGGAAACTTAAATGAAGAAGGTCAAAATAGATGGAAAAGTATACGAAGTCGTTGATTACGAACAAAGACCTCATCAGAAAGAACTAGCTGATAAAGTATGGAAACGTCTAGCAACTGGTAAAGGACCACAGTATCTAGTACCAGTAGACCATCGTAGGTCTGGCAAATCAACTGAACTTGTTAATGCCTGTATAAAGGTCTGTTCATCAGCACCTAACCCAGGACAAGTATATTATCTGTATCCACAACAGAAGAAGATAAGAGAGCATATTTGGGATAACCCAGGTATTCTGCCTTTACTGCTACCTATGTCTCAGGTGAAGAAGAAAGATGACCAGAGGATGGTAATAACATTCAAGTCTGGTTGGCAAATGATATTTGATGGTACAGATGAGAACCCAGATAAACATAGAGGAGGTAATGGTAGACTCTATATTATAGATGAATATGATGACCAACAGAAAAGAGTATTCTCAGAAATCGTTAGACCTATTATAGAAGCTAACGGAGGTGCAGCAGTTCTCTCAGGAACACCTAGAGGAATCAAGCATCTACATGAAGCATACACAGCAGGACAAGACCCAGATAGACCACAATGGTGGTCAAGAATACTACCAGCTACAGAATCAAAAGATTTTGATGGCAGTAGACTATTTGGTGATGAGCAGTTAAAGAATATTAGAAAAGATTATGAAGCGGATGGTATAGGACCTGCATACACACAGGAATACCTATGTAGCTTTAATAGTGATTCAAACCAAGTGTTTAGAAAGCTAGACCAAGTTGTTATAGATGATTTCGGTGAAGAGCTAAAAGAAAGAGAACCAGAACCAGGAAGAGTATATAGAATTGGTTGCGACCCTGCTATCACTCACGATTACTGGGTGAACTCAGTATGGGATATGCACACAGGACACGAAGTTTACATAGATAGATTTCAACCTATGGATTCAGCTTTAGGAGAAGCTAGACTAGAAGCTCTGTATAGGAAGTATAACAACGCTGATATATACATGGATGAATCTGGACTAGGTATGATTATTGGAGACCACTTTAGACACAAAGGTATAGATATTACTCCAATCAAGACTGCTCAAATGAAAGAGCGTCTTATTACAAACATGTCTATTAAGATAGACAATTTAGATATTAGATTACTACCAGACGTAGTAGCGATGGCAGAGATGAGAGACTTCTCATTCAACCGTCTACCATCTGGCAGATACCAATTTTCAGCACCAGCTAACAAACACGATGATTGTGTTATTGCTAGAGCTATAGGATGTTGGGAAATGGACTTGTTACCAGACTTAGAGAAATCTAAAAGAAACTGGTATGACAAGGAAGAGGTAGTCGGAGGGGAAGGACACTATGCTAAGAAAAATAATACATACTTTGGATTTAAGAAAAAACAATGAAGAACTTAGAAAACACTAAGCCAGAACAAAAAGAACAGCCTGAATATACCCCTACAGGTAAAGAACAGAATGACATTGATTACGTCATTGATTTTAAGCGTCAATGTGAGCAACAAACTCGCAGAGAACGCATAGAATGGCGTAAATCATTAGAGAGATACAACCTATTAAGGAACGTATCATTATATGAATATATAGATGACATCCACATTGGACTCACCTATGATGCTACAGAGAGACTAACAGCTGCCCTACCAGGCAGAGAGTTTGGTTTCAGAGGAAAACCTAAAGGTCCAGAAGATGTACAAAGTGCATTATTGTTCTCAGAAGCTCTTACACAGGCTTGGAGTTCTGTAGATATAATGGATGGTCCTACAAAGATGGAAGTAGTTAAGCGTTCAATGGCTTTATTCGGTTCATGTCCAGTACAACTATATTGGGATACTAAGTTCGATTCAGATGGAAACCTAATCAAATCAGACCCAGGATTCTATCCAATAAACATATTTAACTTCTTTGCTAACAAGTACCAGTCAGATATTAAAGATGGTGAAGTTGGTGTAGTTTCAGAGATGACACCTAACGCATTTAAGGCATCTGCTGAAGCATTAGGATATAAGAATTGGAAGAAAGTTAAAGGTGTCTATTCACCTAAAGATTCCTATTCAAACAGTAAATACAATGATACTCAGGAAGAAGGAGTAAATACTGGTGATAAACTAAGAACAGTTAGAATACTAGAAGTACAAACACCAAACAAGATAATAACAATAGCACTAGATAATCAACCTATTTGGCTTGCAAATAAAGAGAATCCTATAGGGCGGAATAATATAGTGTTATTTAAGTATAAGAGTAATCCTCTACCTAACAGATTATACGGTATCTCAGACATTCAGAGAGGTGGAGAATTAGAAGATTCAATACAAGAGGCATATAACCAGATGGCGTTTAACCATATCTTGGTTGATAACCCTATGTTCACCTATAACAAGATGGACAGGAATATTGACCCAAGAACATTCGTAGCAGCACCGTCTGCTGGGATACCTCGTGGTTCAGACCCTAACTCACTTACATCTATTCAGTTCAACTCTCATCTAGGAGAATCAAGGTCAATTATTCAAGACATGTTAGAGAGATGGAAGAGAGTAGTAAACCTCCCAGATATTATAGCTGGTGTGTCAGATAGAGGAGTACAGAGTGCTTCCGAAGCTAACACCTTAGACGCTAATAGTAAGGCTTCCTTTGACTCAATCGTTAATGGAATGAAATCCTCAATGTATATGATGTCTAAGATACTGATAAAGATGTACGAGATATATGGTCCTGAATCCATGACACTACAGATAGAATCACCAGAACTCATTGATAAACTAGGTGGAACACCACAAGAAGCAGCACAGGGAATAGAAACAGAAGTTGAGAAAGAGGACTTCATAGTAGATAGAGATGTAGAAGTATTAGTAGATTTCACAACACAGAGTAAAGCTAAACTATCAAACAATGTTGTCCAATTCCTACAGTTAATAACTAAGGATGAGATTATCCCACCAGACCTAAGGATAGCATCATACCAACAGTTCCTAATGTTAAATGACTTAACAGACCTAGCAGGATTGTTCGACTCTATAGTAAATAAGAAACAAACATCAGACACAGCTATGGCAGAACAAGAGAACCAGAAGATGATGAACGGACAACAACTACCACCAACACCTGGAGCTACACAAGCCCATACACAAAGACATGTAGAGTTCATGAGGTCCTCAGAGTCAGACCAAGAAGTAGATAGATTGCTCAAATCTCATATAGAAGGAGAGTTAGCAGCATTACAAAACGAAGCACAAGGAGGAAGTCCATCACAACAAGGCGGTGAAGCACCAGAAGCAGGAATACCTCAACCCACAGCAGAACAATCAGTAGCCTAAAAAATATGGAACAAATAGAAAAAAAGAATATAGTAGAAGCATTTGAAGAATCAGATGCTTACACCATACTAATCAATCCTATAAAGGATGAGATTGATTCACTAAAGCATGCCTACGAGGTAGAGGGTAAAGAAGCCGCTCGACTCAAAGGCTATGTAGCAGGACTCTATTACATACTCGATTATATAGAGATGTGTAAAACTGAGGGTGATGCTATGAAAGCTAGAATAGTGCGTGAGGATATACCAGAAGAAAATAAAGTAATATAAATACACTATGCCAAAATCACAAACAATAAAGGTCAAATGGGGAAAGCAGTTAGGAGACAAATCTCCTAAATCTACTCCAGGCTGGGAACTCTCACCAAAGATGTCAGAACGAAAAGGTGGAAGCCTAGATTCTGTCTCAGACGTAAGAGGAATTTACCCCAAAAAAAGAAAAACACTTAACGGATAAAGAAAGGACAATTATATGTCAGACGTAATGGCAGATTTAGCCAAAAATGGAAAGACAAAAAAACAGTCCGTTCCTAAAGACCAGGGTAATAACTCAGGTCCTGGAATGACTGAATCACCACTCTCAACAGAGAAGGGCGATATTGACATCAAAGGTACACCAGATTATATGGGTGCTACTCCAGATGCAGCAAAATAAATTTAGTTCTTTTCGTGGGGTCTAATCGACCCCATCATAAAGCACTTAATTAACTTAAAGGTCGAATATGTGCTTCTAAACAAGTAATATTCTAAGAATTTATGGAAACACAAACATCAAACTCGGAAGGAGAGGCATCTCCTACTCCAGACGCTGATATGTCTACCAAGGATTCGGCACAATCACAAGATGCCGACCAGCCAAAGGTTGAAGAACCTAAAGTTGAGGCGAAACCAGCGGAGGTACTATTTGCAGAGAAAGTTCTCGGAAGAGAATTTGAATCAGTAGAAGAAGCAGAGAAAACATTATCTAACCTTAACTCATTAGTGGGAGACCAGACTGTCTCGAAACAGCGTAAAGCTATTGAGAGCTTAGCAAAGCAGGCTAATCTTTCTACAGATGAGCTAATTGAAGTAATCGATGCTCAGGCAACTAATCCAATAGAGCCAGAGGCTGTATCAGCTCCTGAACAAGCCATTGGACCATCTCCAGTAGATGCGACAACCAAAAGGGTTATTCGTATCGAAACAGATTCATTCGTAAAGGATGTACCTGAGGCAGAAGTTATAAAAGATACACTCTTCGCAGAATCACTACAGACAGGCAAATCAGTATCAGAAATATGGAGAGCAAAGTATGCTCCAATCATAGACGCAGGTAAAAAACTTGGTGCAAAGAAATTACAAACAACAACTGAAGGACAACCCTTAAAGGCAAGTTCGGCAGAGGTTGACCAAACGGACACCAAGCTCGATGTCAAAAAGATGTCAATAAAAGAGATGGAAGAACATTTGGGATTTCAAGCTCCGCCACGATAAGCCAAAGGTTGTCTAAGGACAAAACACAATGGCAACAGACATGACAACGACAGGAACATTAACAGCCACAATGGCGACATACTATTCCAAAGTATTTTTGGAAAAGGCACGTCTTATTCTAAGACATGATGCGTTCGCACAGAAACGTGGTGTACCTTCTAACCAAGGTAAAATTGTTAATTTCACACGTCATACCCAACCAGCAGTAGCAACAGGTGGTTTAACTGAAGGAACAAATCCTACAGCAGTAACCGTTTCTGGAGCAACTGTAACTACTACTCTAGTAGAATATGGTTCATATACCAATATCTCGAAATTCTATGAGAGAACATCTATCGATGTTGGACTCAGAGAACAAGTCGAAGCTATGGGTATTAACATGGGTGAATCTATCGACACAATCATCAGAAATACATTAGTAGCTGGTGGAGGAACTGCTCAATACACAGACGGTTCAACATCATCTACATCAGTAGCTTCTGCGATTGATTCAAGCGATATACGAAAAGCTGTTAGAACACTTAAAAAGAATAAAGGTATTCCTTTCCAAGGAACACAAGGCAACCCTGTCTTTGGTTCTCTAATTGGACCTGAATGTGCTTATGACTTACTAGGTGATACTACATGGCAAGGTACTCAACAGTATGTAAACCCAGACCCAATGAAACGTGGAATTCTAGGTACATTCTTTGGAGTAGAATTCGTAGAAACGAACAATAACTATAAACCTAACACAAGTGGTTCAGGTGGATACGTTACTTGGATATTCGGTAAAGAAGCCTATGGCGTTGTTTCAATCGATTCTGAGGATGTTACCTCGCCTGGAGCGGCAAACTTAGTTATCAAGGACTCTGGTCCTAACGATACCTATAACCCACTATCACTATGGTCAACCATGGGATGGTATGCACCGTTCAACGCAGTAACTCTAAACACCGATTGGATAATCACGCTTTACGCAAAAGCAACAAGCTAAAATCCTTCAATTTACCTTTGCCTCAAAAGTCTTACCTGGAGAGGCAAGGGTTGGTAAGACAAGGATTCTAAACAATAATGGGAGGAACAATGATAATACCATTGAATCAAAACGTCTTAATAGAAAAAGACGTAGCAAAAACTGAATTTGTTACACTAAAGTCAGGAATAGTAACCCCTACAGGACAAGTAGAGAATGAGGGATTAGTATTTGGCAAAGTAATATTCGCACCTAAAGACCAGAACCTACTCATAGATAAGAGTAGGGCATTAAATGAGGTACAGTTAAAAGTAGGAGATAGAGTATGGTACTCCAAATATTCAGCAGGAATTATTGCAGATGATAGAGAAGGTAATGTAGGTAAGTTCCTAGACCTAGTACCACTAGAAGATATACGAGCAATAGTATCTGAGAAAAAGATAGTAACAAAATAATGAATCTAGCATCATACAATGCAAGAATAAGATACCTCAATCCATACCTTAGACTTCGTAAGAGAACAGGTTGGGTGCTATTGAAGAGCGAAGGCTTCTCAATGGCTTGTGTATTCACAAGATATGGTTCATCACCACTCACTACAACGATAGATGGACACATGCCTTATCATACACGACCTACACTTTGGAGAGTTGAAAGAATACCTGGAAGAAAAGAACCACTACCATACATACACTCACGCATGCGTAGGGGAAGATACGAGATGACAAGGATGCTTGAAGGTGCAAGAGCATTGAGGCATAGACATGAGCAACAACTCTTAAAAATATGAAGAAAGCAGTAATATTAAACTTCAACGATATAAACACACCTCTGTATTCAACATTTGAAGAAGCAGAGCTAACTGACATCGCTGATAAGAAAAAGAAACCAGACTGTCTAATCACTTGGACAGACTATCCAAACGATTACAAGATGATATGTGCAACAGCCTTACAGAATGGTGTACCAACATTTGTGGTACAACATGGTCGTAGAGCTATGAGAGATTATTGGACACATGTAGGAGAACCTACATCACTAGCTTGTTTCGTCTGGGGAATGAAAGACTATGAAGATGCTATAGAAGGTAAGTGGCATCCAACAAGAGTATTCAGAGTAGGAGCGCCTTGGTTCACTTACATACCAGAAAGACAAGAAGAAAAAGGATTAGTAGTATACGATGTACCTCATTGGAACATAGATACTATGGAATCAAAGAGAACTTGGGCTGCATTAAAGAAAATAGAAGGAATTAGACCAGTAGCTAAGATGATTACTCCATCAGACCAGAACCAGAAGAACTATATAGGAGAACAATGTTTAACATACAGAGATGAACCTGGACATATAGAAGCTACCTTTGACCTCATTAAGAGAGCATCAGTAGTAGTCTGTATGATGGAAAGTACAATGGAACTATTTGCTCACGCATTAGGAATACCAGTAGTACACGTTAAAGGATTCAAACATAAAGAACTAGAAGGAACATGGCAAGGAGTAGAGGACACTCTGCCAGGTAAAGGTTCAATAGCTTGTGAGAGAGATGGTTTAGCCAAAGCAATAAAGAAAGCTATGGATAATCCTAATCTAATGAAACAAGAAGCTAGAGAGAGATTATTGGAGGATGCTGGAGACCCAGAAACAGATACACCTGTTAGAAGCATCACATCTATAATCAGCGACCTATCAGACAAGTATAAGAAAGAGAAACATAAACCAGTAAATATATTTGATGAGCATGAAGAAGAAACCAGTATTACATAGACCTAGAATCCTAGCGTTCCGTAATGACTGGAATGGATTAGGACCAAAGGGAACAGACTTTATAGGAGGAGTCGGATATTATCGTATACAGAAACCAATGCAATACCTACGCCAGAAGTATGACGTGGTAGAGTTTGGTGATTTCACAACACTACAGAAGAACATAAAAGAGGTTAATAAGGATTGGAGTATAAATGAGATTATACCAAACCTTATAAAGGATACAGATATAGTCTTAATGAAGAACGTATCTCATCCAGCAGCCTTAGCACAGTTCATGGGTGCAGCAGACTTCTACGATAAACCCTTAATACTAGACATGGATGATGACTACCTATCAGTAGATGAGTTGAATCCAAATAGAAAATACTTCAAAGAGGGAGAGATGGCACAGGTTGTGCATGAGGAACTATTCAAATCAGCAACAGCAATAATAGTATCAACTGAACCACTAAAAAAAGTATACAAAGAATACAATCCAAATGTACATGTTATATCAAACTATAATGATGTTAATGACTGGGATTTTGAGAAGCCTAAAAGACCTGATGGGAAGATAATCATAGGTTGGACAGCATCACAGACACATGAAGCAGACTTAGAAGTATTAGAACCAGTAATGAAAGAGATATGGGATAAGTATGGCGATAAAGTAATCTTCGCTGTATGTGGAGGGCTAGACATCAAGTTCAAGAGTCTACCTAAAGAAGCATACGCAGTATTCTCTGGAACAAGAACAATGAGAGACTTCCATCAACGATTAGCCTCATGGGCTTTCGACATAGGACTAGCTCCATTAAAGGAATCAAAGTTCAACGATGGTAAAGGACATGGTAAGTGGATGGAATATGCTATGTATAAGATACCAACAGTAGCATCCAACTTCGGACCATATAAGAGGAAAATTAAACACGGACTGACAGGATTACTGGCAAAGAATCAAAAGGAATGGGTAGATGCTATATCACATTTAGTTGATAGCAAACACGAAAGAGACCGTATAGGTCAACACGCATACGATGAGGTTAAAAGAAACCACCAATGGAAGAGTCATTGGAAGAAGTGGGATAAGGTATTAAGTAAATATATAGGACAAGGTTTTGCTCAATAAGCTCAAAATACTAACAATAAACACCCAATTTGGGTCAGATATAGCTAAAAAGCTAGGTTTATACGGTGGTGTTGGTTATTATAGGCAAAGAATGGTGGCAAAACACCTCCCAGAGTACACATTTAACCACGTTGGAGGGCGATTAGCGAACACTCCACCAGAGAATTTTGAGAAAGTTATTGTAGAAATGGTGGAAACACACAACTTAGTATATACAAAACACCTAGATAATCCCTCAACAATCTATATGTTATTAGGAGCTTGTGATTACTACGACAAACCCTTGATAATAGATTTTGATGATAATGTATTCGCCTATGATGGGAAGAACCCAGATGCGTTTGTATATAAAAAAGGTTCTGAGATGAGACACTACATAGAGACTCTATTAAAGGAGACTACAGCAATCACAGTATCTACACCAGAATTAGTAAAAGTTTACAAGAAGTACAACAAGAATGTTTACCTACTCCCAAACTCCTGCGATATGGATGATTGGAAGTGGACAAATAGAACACACATGCGAAAGACAGTAGGATGGGCTGGGTCAGGTTCACACATAGTCGACCATCCAGTAATGGATAAGCACTATACTAAAGTAATACAGACCAATCCAGACGTAGTATTCTCTTTCGTAGGACACATGTTACCAAAGCATTTAAGGAAAGTACCTAGGAAGAATTGGGAGATAAAGCCAGCACTATCTTGGTGGGCTGGTAATCCTAATAATGATATGACATTCCCAAGACTACTAGCAGACCAAGGATATGACGTAGGTCTAGCACCTCTAATAGACTCACAGTTTAATGAAGCACGCTCTCTAGTTAAATGGTTCGAGTACACGATGACAAATATACCAACGATTGTATCTGACATTGGACCATATAAAGGACTAAGAGATGGTGTGGATGTATACAAAGAGAACTGGGTATATAACATAAACCATTTATTGAATAACCCTAATGACGGAAAACGACTTGTCGAAAACTCCAGAGAACGTATCAGAGACGAGTTCTCCATCGAGAGAAACATCGGAAACTGGCGTACGCTATTCGACAGATACCTCACAGGAGGTTTCAGAAAGTAGTCCATCAGTAATAGACAGAGATGTTAGTTTCTCTACATCAGATGGAATAGACTTAGAAGCAGAGGAGGGGTTAGGACCGTCTGCATTTTCAGGAACAGCAAGACCTTATATAGCTAGAGTATTCGACATGGGTAGTACAGAGATTAGACAGTTAGAGATAGGTAGAGAACTAGCAGAGGTAGACAATTTTATACTAGAGGAAATGAAATCAAGAGAATGGAAGGATACCCCAGAGGGGTATATGGATATTCTCACAGAATTAAAGACAAATCTAGGAGTTAATGAGAACTTGGAGAATCTCAGAGCTTTAGAACTATTAAATAAGGGGATAAGACTTCTACGAGTACAAAAGCTGTATCGTGAAAGAAGTAAACAAATACAAGAACAAATTAACGAATTAAAATAATGACATTAGCTGAACTAAAAGCTCAATTCATTGTACTGGCTGATGACCCAAGTATAACTGATAGTCAAGCTGGTATATGGATAAATAACTATTACAAGTTGCTCTTAAAGGAGTATGACTGGTCTTTCGTAGTGGGGAATGGTGATTACACCGTAACCTCTGGAACACAAGAGACCCTTTTTACAGCCTTCTCAGTAGCTGTAACAGACTTTGCTAAACCACTAAGAGTTTGGCTAGAAGGTAGTGCTGATAAGGTACTACTATCACCAGTAAACTATGAAGATAGATTCGCAGTTGGATTAACTAACGCTTATTATATTACACCTGACAACCTATCTATTGGCATAGTACCAGAACCTGGAAACTCTACAGATACAATAACTGTAGATTATATTAAATCTTATGCAGATATGGCAGATGGAGATAGTCCAGCATTTATATCAGACTTCCATTGGATTCTAATATTCAAAGCATTAGTAATGTACCAGAAACAACAAAGAGAAGTATCTGATGAGTTTGAGATTCCTTACCAAGAACTACTTGCACAGATGTTAGGCTTCTATAAGATGCCACAAGCAGTAACTAACCCACTACTAACTAGGGGTTCGCAGAAAGTAAGACTCCCATATAATTCACCATTTAGAACCTACTAAAAATGCCATTTCCACCTCCTCAACACGCCTATAGTAAACATAGAGACCTAAGACGCTATTCTTCTTATAAAGAAGGAGAGTTAAGTAACCTTTATTTTGACCTAGCAGAGAACGCTTCTAATAGGAATGATATTCAGGTTAAGAAAACAAAAGGATTTACTAGATTCAACGTGAACGCAGGAGCAACACCAGGAGCTAAAGCAGGACTAGGTTTAGGTGGATTTCAACCATCAGTAGGTAATTATACCTATGTATATGCAGCTTGGGATAATGCAACACCAGACACACAAATATACTCAATGCGTTCAGCTAGTGCAGAAGCATATTCAGAGGGTGCTACAGCTAGGTTTGTAACTAATGGAAACACAGTAGAGTTCGAACAAACTAATGATGTTCTATATATCACTAATGGTGTAGATGCAGTAATTAAGAGAGTAGCAGCAGGAACATGGTCAGCCTTAGCAGTAGGAGAACCATTAAGTGGTGCTAGTACAGTTGCTAAGTATTTATCTTGGCACAACTTTATGATGTTTGCATGTAATACTATAACTGCTCCTAATAAGCTAAACGTATCAGATGCTGGAGACCCTGAAGCATACTCTGGTAATACAAAGACATTTAGACATACAATAGTAGGCTTAAAACCTATGGGTGATTATCAAGTAGTCTATACAGAAAGGTCTATTCATTTAATATCTGGATTCGAACCAAATCTACTCTCCTTTAGAGAGATAGAGAATCCGCATCCATGTGTATCACACAGGTCTATAGTTCAATATAAAGGTAATAAGAGTGGAGAACCAACTCACATCTACTTAGGTGCAGATTATGTGTGGGCGTTTAATGGTGCATCATTTGAAATACTAGGACATGAGAGTTGGGATGAAATCAGAGAAGATTTGAATACAGCTAGATTAGACCAAGCAGCAGCCTACTACGATACAGAAGCTAAACAATACCGTATCTCAGTATGTACTGGAGCTAACACAGCTAATGACACCACCTATGCTTATGATTTTATAAGTGGTAGATGGATTAAATTACCTTATAGGTCAGCAGTAGCTTATACAAAACTAGGTTCACCTAAACCAGAGACTTATTGGCAAGATGCTAATGATACTGGAATAGTAACATTAGAGAATGATGGTACTGGATTAGAACTTCCATTTACTCTTATAGATGACGTTGCCAACATAACAGCAGATGCTACCACAATAACAGTAGACTCAACAGCAGACTTCCCATCTACTGGCGTTATAGTTATAGAAGGTGAATCAATATGGTATGAAACTAAAACAGGTGGTGCTAGTACAGAATTTGGTGGTTGTGTTAGAGGTTATTCAGGTACGGAAGCAGCTACACATGCAGATAATAAAGAAGTAAATATAGCACCTAAATTCAAATACACAACTATCTCAATGGGAGATGGTGAAAAGAATCTATTTAAGAAATATAAATTTGGTTGGTTAGACGCAAAATCTACCTCAGGAGATACCTATTCAATAAACGTATCTTTTAGTACAGATAGAGGTGGGTATCAGCTATCAAAATCAATACCACTACAAGTAACTGGTGGTACTTGGGGAACTGATGTATGGGGAGCTTTCCTTTGGGGTTCATTACCAGAAGTACCATACCCAGACCAGAGATATGTTCTAAGTGGAAACGCTAGAGAACTTAAACTAACTTTTGAGGAGAACTCCAACCTAGACCAGACAGAGTTATACTCATTTGAATATAAATATAGAATATTAAGAAAGAAATAATATGGCAACATATACACAAACATATACATTTGCCGATGGCAACACAGCATCAGGTGATAATGTAAACTCAGAGATTGTTGATTTAGGCAGCTCTGTCAATGATATAGTTGATGCACAAGTTAATTCTAGTGCCGCTATAGCTGTAAGTAAATTAGCACTATCAGCAGGAGAGGGGATAGACCTATCAGGAGGTGGAGTAATATCAGGAGAGGATGCAACAATCACTAATAAAGGAATAGCTAGTTTCCCAACTGCTATGTTTACTGTTACCGCTGGTGCAGTAACTATTAAGGATGCCTCAACTACAGTTAAGGGAAAAGCATCATTCAATACTAATCACTTTACAACTTCATCTGGAGCAATATCTGTTAAAGGTACTGGTTCACTTGGGCTTGATTGGGATAACGTATGGACAGATGCAGTACATAGCCACGCTTCAGCAGGAGAAGGTGGTAATTTAGATTGGGATACTTGTTGGAGTGATGCAGTTCATTCACATGCTTCAGCAGCAGAGGGTGGAAGTGCATTAACACCAGCATCAGTTACAGCTTCAGGAAACATAATTTCTAGTGGTGGATATTTGAGAGCTGATGGAGATATATCAGCTAGAGATGGTGGAGACTTATACGCATATAGTGCAGGAAACGATAAACATGTAAGAATATATCATAGTGATACAGATGGTTATATTGTAGTAAGTGGTGGAGTTCTACAGATGGATAATATGACATCTATTAGACCTACCAATAACTTAGGACAAAGTTTAGGACAAGCCTCATGGTCTTGGAATGAAGTTCATTATCACACACTACACGCACATAGTTTAGTAGAAACAGGAAATGAAATAGAAATGGCTGATGGTTCAAAGGTATCTAATACTGAAGCTCTTTCAGGAATAGGTGAAAGTACAAAAGAAGAAAAGATAAAGGATAAAAAGACTGGATTCAAATACTATGATAAGTCATCTTTTCCTAAATCAGTTTATGTACCTGGCAAATTAGCAGACAAGGCAATAAAGAAAGGCGACCCAATAGATTCAATAGATGATGAAGTTGCACAGAAAGATTATGCAGAGGGTGAAATCATAACTAACGAAGGATTGAATGTAAACAATCTTATGTCTATAATGATTGGTTCAATCAGAGAATTGACCGAGAGAGTAAAAGAACTAGAAAAATAAATGGCAAATTATAGGTACAATAAATCGCACTCTTTTTATAGTGGGTCTCCCCCTGATGGTGGTCAGGTAGACTTAGAATTAGTAGCTATACAGAATGTGGTTAATGTACTTACGCCAGACCAAACTGGTCATGCTGGTGAATATCTATTCACAGACGGTACTGACATTAGCTGGGCTGGTGGTGGAGGAGGCGGAGGAGAGACCAATACAGCATCTAGTTCTGGTGGTGGTATATCACTTTATTATCAAAAGACAGGTGTAGACTTAGAGTTCAATGCCATTAAGAGTGAGAATAACAGACTTACAGTAGCTTTAGATGGAGCTACTCATGATGTAGAGCTAACAGTAAATGAAGGTAATATAGACCATAATGCTCTTGCTAACTATGATGCTAACCAACATTCAGACCATTCTATTATAACAATAACAGCAGGTGTTGGTTTAACTGGTGGTGGAACAATAGATGGTGCTGTAACAATAGATGCAGACGTAGGTATAGGACTTAACCAAATAATTATAGCTGATGTAGCTGACATTATTGATAATGATTATGCTAAATTTACAGCAGATGGAGTAGAGGGTCGTTCATACTCAGAAGTACGTTCAGATATTAACGTAGCAGACGGAGCAGATGTAACTGGCAGTAATGCACCACAAGCACACGCAGCATCACACGCACCACAGACTGGTGGAGATGCACTAACATGTGCTAGTCCAGAGGAATTAGTAGGTGTACAAGCAGCTGCAGAGGGTACTTCAGACTATCTAGCTAGAGCAGACCACCAACATCAAATACAACATAGTTCACTAAATAACCATATAGTAACAGTAAATGATGGTTTTGTAGGAGTAGCAGATTATGCTAGATTCGCAGCAGGTGGTGGTTTAGAGGGTAGAGACATGACAGAAGTTAGGTCTGATATAAATGTAGAAGATGGTGCTGATGTAACAGATGCTACTAATGTAGCTTCAGCAGGTGCAGTTATGGAAGAAGATTTTAATGCTAAAGGAGACATACTCTCAGCAAGTGCTGATGATACACCAGTAATACTATCAGTTGGAGCAGATACTCAGGTTTTAACAGCAGACTCAGGTGAAGCTAGTGGCTTAAAGTGGGCTGCAGCAGGAGGCGGTGGTGGAGGAGACCTATTAGCAGATGGTACTGTTCCTCTTACAGCTAACTGGGATGTAGGCAATTTTACTATAACAGCAAATGGTCTAACCATAGATGGTGCTTTTACAGATGGAACATGGACTATCTCAGGAGGTCAGGTTCTAACTGGAGCAGCAAGAGCTATTGATATAACTAATCTAAATGACTTCTTTGGATACAATGCTGGTAATGGAACTTTAACTGGAACAACAAATACAGGAGTAGGGAACACAGCTTTAGACAATCTAACAACTGGAGCTGGTAATACAGCAGTTGGTAATAGTGCTGGTGATGCAGCAACTGAAGCACATGAGAGTGTCTTTATAGGAAAAGAAGCTGGTAATTCTATAACTGTTGGTACTCGTAATACAATGGTTGGTTATGGTACTGGTGGTATTGAAAATGGAGCAGATGATAATGTATTAGTAGGTCATAATGCAGGTGGTGGAACAAGTAATACTACTATTGGTGATGATAATGTACTACTAGGTAGTATAGCTGGAGGTAGTGCAACAGGAGTTACAAGGTCAGTTTTAATAGGATACCAAGCAGGTAGAAATGCTAGTGGTTCAAATAATGTAGCGATAGGTCAGTATTCAGGATATGCTTGTACTGGAGCAAGTAGTGTGTTCTTGGGATATGCTGCTGGAATGGATGAAACAGGTAGCAGTACACTAATAATAGATAATCAAGATAGAGCTAGTGAAGCAGCAGGAAGAACAGACTCATTAGTCTACGGTATATTTAGTGCAACAGTTGCTAACCAATACTTTAGAGTTAATGGTAGTATATATGTAGGTGGTTCTAATAACGAACTCAGATTCTATGAAGGTGCTAACTATGTAGGATTTGAAGCACCAGCCTTAGCAGCAGACCAGATATGGATATTACCAGATGAAGATGGTGATGCAGACCAAGCACTTAAAACAGATGGTGCAGGTAACCTATCATGGGGAGATGCCTCAGCAGGTGGTGGGGGATTCGCACATTCATTCTTAATAATGGGAGCATAATGGCAAAAACATACGAAAAAATAGGAGATAAATATACAATTACAGAAACTAAAGCAAGTATTATTGATATAACAATAGAAGAACTAGAGGAAAGAAAAGCACTTATTCAGGCTAGAGTTGATATTATTGATAATGATATTAAAGAACTAAAAAAACTATAATGGCAGAAGCATATAAAGTCTTAGGACAATTAGACGCAGCAGCTACAACCTTGGAAACTCTTTACACAGTTCCAGGAGCTACTGAATCAATAATAACAACACTTACTGTTTGTAATAGAGGAGCAGTTAATGATACTTTTAGAGTTGCTTTAAGAGTTGGTGGAGCAGGAATAGATAACAAGCATTATCTTTACTATGATGTAGCAATACCTGCTAACGATACATTCGCAGCAACACTAGGGATAACGTTAGCTACTACTGATGTCGTATCGGTATATTGTGGACTTGGTGATTTAACATTTAATCTTACTGGAACAGAGGTTACATAATGACAGAAACATTATTAACACCACAAGATAACTTCGGCTTTGTAGGATTTAGAGCAAGGTCAGATAGTGGTCAATCAATACCTAATAATACTTGGACTACAATTATATTTGAGGACCAAGTGTATGATGTTGGATTTGGTAATAATAACTATAATGCTACTAATGGTGAATTTACTGTTCCAGTTACTGGATATTATCATACAGATGCTGCCGCTATGTTAGCTCCAGCAACATTTGCAGCAGGAGAGCGTATGTTACTATCATTGATAATAGATGGTACTAATATTGTTAATGGTTTTCGTGATGAAAGTGATGTATCAAGGTCATCATATCAACACTCATTATTAACAGCAGATTTTTATGCTACTGAGGGTGATGTTATTACAATGGATATAACACAAAATCAAGGAGCTGCAGTATCATTATTTGCTAATGATGATTATAATTTCTGGAATGTTCACTTAATAGGAAGGACAGGATAATGGCACAAGGATACACAAATTCAGCATTAGCAAGTTATAAACCTAAAGACTTTATAGGTGCAAGATTTTTTTTAGATGGTCATCAATTAAATATAGTTAAAAATACTACAACTAATGTAGATTTTAATGGCGTAGATTATGATATTGGTAGTAATTTTACCAGTGGAGCAAATAGTTATTATACAATCCCAGAAGATGGCTATTATCATATTGGACTAAATTTGAGATGGAGTAATGTAGTTGACCAGCAAAGATACTATTGTGTTATTTCTAATGGTGATTATGAGGGAGCTAGTAGTGATGTTGCTTTAGGGATAAATACACCTAGTGGAACTGAAAATATGACAGTTGCTTGTAATGATGTTAATTATTGGAGTGCTGGTGATAAAGTTTATTTTGGAGTATATCAAACATCAGCAGTAGATACTCCAGATTTATATAGTGCTAATCAAAATAGTTATGGTTTTGTACATTTAATATCTAAACCTTATACTGCAGTTAATGATTTTATTGGAGCAAGAGCTTATCTAGCAGTACAACAATCTAATATCACACACGATACTACTACTAAAATTTTATTAGATACAGAAGATTATGATGTGGGTAGTAACTATGATTTAGCAAATAGTAAATTTGTTACACCTTATGCTGGTTATTATCAGATTACTGGTCAAGCAGAATTTGGAACTTGGGACCCAAATTGGACTTTACTAATAATATATATTTATGCAGATGGTGCTGCTATTGGTGAATATGATTGTATAAATGGTCAAGATACTTCTGGGTATCAAATATCCGTAGCATCAAATGTAACAAAATATTTAGATGCTGGAGTAGATATTGATATAAGAGGAGCAGCATACCCAACAGATAATAGAGATAGTGTTGATATTAAAACTGGAATAGCAAGAACATATATGGAAGTAAGATTATTAAGTAGAACAGCATGAGCCAATCATTTACAAGAGGAACAGACTTCGGAATGAATGGGTGGACACACTCGGAAACTCCTGCTGGTTTAGTGAACTCTGCTAACACTCTCTATACCTGTGCTAACGCTTATGTTGGTGGTTCACTTATAGTGTGGCTTAATGGTCAAAGGAAGTTTCCTACAGATGACTTTAATGAAACTTCACCAGGAGCAGGAACATTTACATTCGTAACTGCACCTGCAACTGGAGCATCAGTACGAGTAGATTATATGCAAGCACTATCTGTTACAGGAAATGCTGATACAGTTGATGGGATACATGGTAATAAATTATATCCTGAGGGTGGGTTTGTTGGATTTAGGGCTTATAATAGTGCTGATGATACTGTTGATAGTGGTGATACTATTATATGTAATACAGAAATATATGATATAGGAAGTAATTATAATAATACAACAGGGATATTTACAGCTCCATATGCAGGATATTATCATTTTGATTGTAAGGTTCATTATAGTCCAACTATTGACCAGAACTATTATGGATTTACATTAACTGGTTCATCACTTGGTGTATTTTTTCTAACTAACCAACACACTTCTGGTACTAGTGGTTTAGGTATCCCTGGTAGTCAAACAGTTCATCTTTCAGCAAGTGAAACAGTTACTCTAAAAGTATTAGAGGGTGCAGCTGGTAGTCCTACATTGAAAGGTAGAATAGACCTTACTATGTGGAGTGGACATTTAATAGCTAAAACATAATAACAACTAACTAAACAAACATGGCAACAGGTTCAAGAACAGAAAAAACATCACAAAGAATCCACAATGAAGCTCAGGATAGTTCTTATCTTACCCTGAACACTACTCCACAAGTAGAAACCGTAGTAGGTTCTACAGTTGGTAGAGTTACAGGTACTGTTACTGGTGCTAAAACAGCTATGGATGTGAACCTAGTTGCTGGTGATATGACTGAATCTAAAGACATGGAAGGTGGCGGTAAAGTATCAGTAGGAACTACAGCAGTAGAAGCTACCTTTACAGGAACAACTCAGGCAATAACTATAGCAGCAGATTATGATAATGAAGGCACTCTATATGTAGGTAAATCTAATGTAGCTAATGATGGCTCTAATGCTTTAACATTCCTATTACCTGGAGATTCTGTTGAACTATCTTACAATGATGTAGACAACGCAGTATATGTAGTATCAGATACAGCAACACAGAACTTTTGGAAGGGAGCTATCTTATGATAAAGAAGTCTCACTCATCATTAAATAAACCTTGGATTGATTTCAATACCAATATAACTCCTGGACACAAGGAAGGTAGATTACATTGGGATGATGATGCTGGAACTTTAGAGGTTGGACTTAAAGGTGGAACTGTAAAACTACAAGTAGGACAAGAGTTTGTTTTAAGAGTTAAAGCAAGTGAGAATATTTCAAATGGAGATGTAGTATATGTAGATGGTGCTGATGGAACAAATGTAACAGTAACAAGAGCAATAGCAACTGGTTCACCTCAATTCAGAGCTATAGGAATGGCAACAGAAGATATAAATAGTGGGAGTTTAGGATATATAAATACAGCAGGAATAGTTAGGGATTTAGATACAAGTACATTTTCTGCAGGAGATACATTATTCCTTAGTGGAACAGTAGCAGGTGGAGTACAAAATACCCCAGTAGATGCAGACACTTATCATCCAGTAGTAGTAGGTCATGTTCAAAGGTCTAATAATGGTGCTGGTGAAATATATGTAAACATAGTTCATTTCCCTGACCCTGAATTTATACATGGATTAAATGCTTGGGGAGATGCAAATTACTTAGAACTAACTGGTGGCACAATGGCTGGCAATATTGATATGAACAGTAATGAAGTTCAGAACGCCAGTAAAATAACTGCAGATAGATTAGAACTTCTTGGAGATAATGTAGTAAACAGAATCAGTTATCCTCTATCTGGATTATCAGCATTTCAACAAGCACTTAATGTAGTAGTTGATGGTGCTGCTGTTTACATGGAAACTGAAGATGTTGCAGGTGGAGGTGGAGAAGCTGGTGGTAATTTAGCTTATGTCTTTGATGAAGAAAAGCACATACTTGATTGTACTACTGGAGCTGGTACAGCAGGTAAGGCACAGATTGCTTTAACTGTAGGTACAGCTACTGCTCCTCAAATAAACTATGTATATGTAATTCCTGATGGAGCTGGAGTAGCAACCTTAGCAGCTAGTACATCACTACCTACTGGAACATTTGCTTGGCACTCAATAGTTGTAATACAAGATGCAGCAACAGTTACTTCACATGGACCAATATCCTTACAAAGAACTACTGAAGCTGTAAAGCATAATGGTAGAGGACAACTATCTTATATGAGAGAGAAATTAAGATGGCTTGGACCTAAATATGTATCTGGTTGTGCTTCTACATTAGATGATGGTGTTGCTATGAATTTGTCAGTAACAGCAGGAGTAGTATTTCAATTACATAGACAAGATTTTCCAGCACTTAATGTTGTAACACATGGAGCTACAGTAGCTAATGCTAGTGGTATCGGAACTTTTGCTAAACTAGAAAATATACATGACCTGAATGATGTAGCAGAATTGGCTAATGGAGATGCTATTGGTACTAATAAATACTTCTCTATAACTATCTGGGCTACAATGGCATCAAGCGACCAGACAGGGAATCAATCTAAACTGTTTGTAAATCTACCAACTGGAGTTTACAATTCTGAATCAGCAGTAATATCAGATTCTAGTAACTTTGATGTAAGAACAGCAGACCAAGAATTTAATAATACAGCGTTCCTAGTATGTAGAGTTACATTTAAGAAAACAGCAGGCGACCACACTCCAGTAGGAGCTGAAGTATATTCCTTAACTGGTTCTCCAATGGGAACTATCGGTGGTGGTGCAGGTTCTACTGCTTTAACAGAATTTAGTGATGCTAACTTTCACATATATGATGATGGCGACCCTACAAGTATAATTGATTTTGAAGCAGACCAAATTACCACAGGGAATACCAGAACAATTACAATGGCAGATACTGATGTAGATTTAGCAACTGTAGTAACAAAAACAGTAGCTCAATCATTAGTAGCAGCAGATGTAGCAGTAGCAGTAATAGATGGACTAACTGCAATACCTATTAACGCAACTTTGAATGGTTATGAAATAACCGATGTAACAGCAATAGTAGATGATAAAGGAGTAGATGATACTACTGATATTCAAGTAAGACGCAGACGAGCAGGAGCTGAGGTAGATGTACTCTCAACTAAAGTTACAATAGGAGATGAATGGTTTGCCTCAGATGGAGTAGTTAATGAAGCTAATGATGACCTAGCTACAGGAGATGCTTTATATATAGATATTGATGCCGTTCACTCTACGACAGCACCGAATGGATTGTCCGTTACAATTAAATGTGAGAAACCATAATGATTCCTAATGGAGTATATCTCCCTTTTGATGATGACAATGCGAACATACCTGCAGGATGGGAAGAAGGTACTCAGTTTGCTGGTAGGTGTGTATTTGGAGCAGCAACAGATGCTAATGGCGGAACAGATGGTGGTAGCACAACACATACTCATAATCATGTAAGTCATACTCACACATTTGTATCAAATGTAACTACAAACACGACTACAGCATCAATAGGTAGTAAAGCTACAGCTTTTTCAATAGAAGCACATCCTCACGCAAGTAAGAATAGTAACGCAAGTACAACAGCATCAGGAACAGCAGCTAACGAACCACCTAATTGGGAAGTAATTTATATAACACCAAGCGGAGCAGACCAAGATGTACCAGCAGGAGTGATAGCTTTATTTGATGAAGCATTACCAGATGGTTGGTCAAACTATGCAGCTCTTAATAATAAGTTTCTTAAAGGAGTTGGAGCAGGTGGAGATGCAGGAGATGGTGGTGGAAGTTCAAATAACCATACACATACAACAGCACATACCCATTCTAATACAACAAGTAATCCAGGTGGTAGAGCATTTCTAGGTGCAGTATTTTTATCTCGTTCAACAGCAGCACAAGCACATACTCATTCGGTAGCATTTGGAAGTAGTAGTTCAAATATCCATAATGGAAATGACTCACCTACTTATAGAGATTTAATAGCAGCGACAGCAGCAGGAGCAGAAACACCAGTAGGACTTATAGGAATCTTTGATGGAGATGTAGTAGATATACCAGCAGGTTGGGTAAGAGTAACTCTACAAGATGGCAAGTTCCTAAGAGCAGATGATGCAGTAGATACAGGTGGTTCATCACAACATACTCATACTGGAAATACAGGACACAATCATAGTGCAACAGATGGTAATGGTGCTAGTACAGTTGTTGATAGAACTTCACCATTTTATACAGTACCGACTTATGACCATAGTCATACTTGGACAGTAGGAAATTCAACTCCAGGACTAGCAGTCAATACAGCAGAATCTGGATTCCCATTATATAGAACAGCAATCTTCGTAAAGTACGAAGGAGCTGGAGATACATTTAAGCAACAAGTAATAATTTACTAACGAACAAACGTATGGAGGTAACACTCACAAAACAAGAAGCAGAAGCTATACTTAATTACCTAGCTTCAAAACCTTACGCAGAAGTATTCCAACTAATTGGATTACTACAAAGCAAAGCAACTCCACAACCAGAAGTTGTAAAAGAAGAGAAGAAGAAATAGAAAATTGAATGACATGAGTACCCGAGCGGTGTTATCCTCCAGCCACTTTGGTACTCTTGCTATCTAATTTTAATGTAAAATAAACACTAATTAAACAAACATGCCAGAAGAAATACAAGATGATTTCACATCTGTTCCTGATTACGACACAGCAGCGGAACAGTTGCCAGAAAACGTACAATACACAGAGGGTATTGACCTCATCAACCAACAAACAGGATTAACCCAATCGGGTTATCAGCAAGAACTGAGTACAACTCAGGGTTCTTATGCTGACCTAAGACAACAAAGAATTAACACATATCAAGATACTTTAGACCAAATCAAGTTTGGTATGGAAGAGGTTGGTATCCAAACAAGGGCTGGTTCTGCCTCTAGACAGCTTTATGACGCATCTGGACAATTATCTGGCATTGGACAAGGCGTTGCAGCTCGTAATATAGCTCCACTTACTAGACAATTAACCTCTACTGGTAAGCAACATTCACTAGCTATGGAGTCATTAGGTAGAAGAGAGCAAGAAGATATTTCAGGTATTAACTTAAAGATAGAACAGCTAACAGGATTAGATTCACAACAGAAGTACGACTTAAAGAATAAGATAGTACAAGGAATAATAGACCAAGCAGCCGCAACTAGAGGTGCAGAGATTACTGCATATAAAGATGCTAGAGACTTTGAATTGAAACTTGCTGAAGCAGAAGGAGATATTCCAGGAACACAAGCATACATTAGAAAGAATAGAGATGAACAAGCAGGTAAGGGTAGAAACTACATATCCTCACCAGCAGAGAGAGATAGACTAATAGCACAAGGTAGACATGTAATACAGATGGGTGATGACTTCTTCGCTCTAAGTGAGAAAGAAGAAAGAGATATACTCAAACAAGAGTATGACTTAGGTAAACCTTACTTCAATCCTAATACTGGAACAACTGATAAGGTAACTCAGACTGATAAGAACCAATATAATTTAGCTCTTAGGGAATATAATGGTCTACCAATAACATCTTTCTTAGCAGTAGATGAACCTGGAAGTGATACCAAGATGACTAGAGAAGAATATGGAGCAATAGTGGCAGAAGATAACCCATTTATGAATCCAAAAGACATCATGGATGACATCTATGATATGTACCCAAGTACAGAAGAAAGAAATAGACCTAAGACCGCAGCAGATATACTATCAGGTTACATACCTCAATAAACCTAATATAAAGATATGTCAGATATAATGGACAGAGTTAGAGCGATGAGAAGTGGCGAAACCCCTTCTCCTACCCAACCTACACAGACTGGGAGTGTTAGTAGTGGTGGAGGAAACATTATGGATAGAGTTAGACAGTTAAGGGGTAAGTCTGATGCAATTCAACAAGCTACAGCACCACCTCCACAACCAACAGCAAAAGATGCAATACAAGATAGATTCAATCAGACTTTCGGTAGATACTATGTACAACCACAACAGAAGAGAGTTCCTCTTACTGGAGATACTAAATCAACAGTACAGAATCTAGTTAGTCAGACAACACAGAGAGAACCATTAGATGTTACTAGCAGACAACCTCAGTCATTACTAGCAACAGTACCTAATGCTTTAAGTTCTACAATGGACTTCTTAACAGAGTTAGGACCTAAGCAAGCAGTACGTCTGAGTGGACAGTTTACTAATAAGGTAATGGAAATAACTGACCAACAAGAGAAAGGAATCCCATCAGTACCAGTACCTAAACCAACAGCCAAGCAGGTCTTTGGTGATGTTATGACACTCGTTGAATGGGGAATACCTTGGGGTAAAGCATATAAACTTATAAATAAACTAGGTAAGATTGGTGCGCCTGCAGCAAGAATCCTTATGGCACAGTTAATGGCTGGTGGTTTTGCCACCTTACATCCTTTAAGTGAAGATAGAACTCCTACTAAAGAAGATGTAGCAACTGGTATTATAGGTGGAACAGTATTAGCAGGAACAACAGAATTAGCAACACCTTTAATATCTAAACTAATAGGTAAGTTCAAAGGTAGAGGACCAGTATTGTCTGCCGAAGATTTATTAAAAGGTGCTGATAGTGGATTAGATATAAGAACAGGTCATGTAGGTAAGGGTCAACAAACAACTATAAAGAATCTTGGATTCTCACCATCAGATACAGCATCTTTAAGTCCTGATTATGTTAATAAACTTCTATACGATACATCAGAACAGATTAAGATAATGAAACCTGAATATCTTGGGTTATCTATAGATGATGTTCTAAAGAAAGATAAGTTTGCTAAGAAGGTATATGATTCAATCAATAGTCTAGGAGATTACCAATATAAGAACCTTGGTGAATTAGTAGAAGCATTAGACCGTGTATTACCAGACGGTACACCTCTATCCTTTAGAGGACTAGCAACAAGACAAGCTACTGAAATGGCAACATCTCTTAGCGAACCAAGTATTATCTCTAAAGTATTTACAGAAGCACAACCTCAACCAATGGCAGTAGGCAAGGTAGCAGATAGTACACCTACTACTAAGCCAACATCTGGTAAGAAGGCAAGAGGATTTACAGAGTCAGTACAAGAAAGTCAGAAGATTAGTGAGAAAACTAAAGCTGGGGTAACAAGTTCTTATGACCCTAAGAAGAATAAGAAACTCATGGGAGAAGCTAGAGCATTATTAGAAGAAGGTGCAGACCTTGATTTGAATAAGGTGGTAGATATAGACAAGAAGGTTGCAGCGACAATGCAAGAGGCAATAAACTTAGATGCAAAAGGAGACCATCAAGCTGCGGCAAATCTATTTAATAACTTATCAGAAAAGGGTACAGAGATGGGTCGTGGTATACAAGCGTTCTCCATGATAGATAAGATGAGTCCTGAAGCTATCTCATTATCTGTAGCTGGTAAAATAAGAAGATACAATCTAACAGCATCAAGGAAGATAGCTGAACTTACTGGTAAACAACAGAAGTCTTTGAGTGGCTTAGTGAATAAGATTGTAAGAACTCCAGTCGGTAGACAAAGAAACATACTGATTGCTAAACTTGAAAAGCAGATGGCAGATATGATTCCATCTACTCTAGGAGAAAAGGCTATCACAGTATGGAAAGCTGGTCTTTTAACATCTCTTAGAACGTCTGAGAGAAATCTACTTGGTACTTCATTCCAGACTGGTGCAGAATTTGCTAAAGATATTGTCCAGAGTCCTTTAGATATAATAATGAAAGCTCGTACTGGACAGAGAACTATGGTTACTACACCAAAAGGTATTGTTCCAGGAGCTAAAAAGGGTTTCCAATCAGCTTGGGATTTAATTAGATATGGTGTAGACCCAGAGGAGATGGCTACAAAGTTTGATGTAAGGAGAATTAACTGGGGTAAAACTAAAACTGGTAAAGCCTTAGAGTTTAGCACTAATGTTGTATTTAGAAATCTAGCAGCACAAGACCAAGTGTTCTATAAGATGACCTTTGAACATTCTATTCAGAGTTCGTTGGGTGCAGCATCTAAGAACGCAGGTAGAAAAGTTACAGAAATTACACAAGATATGTTAGAACAAGCTACTAAAGATGCTCTATATGCTACATTTAAGGATAAAACAAAACTTGCACAGATTGCAACAGCAGCTAAGAAGGCTATGGGTAAGAGATTAAAGTCTGATGATGCTTATGCACAATTCTATAATAATACCTTTTCTGGACTCCTAAAGGGAGCTGGAGAAGTTGCTATGCCGTTTACTGGTGTACCAAGTTCCATCCTTAGTAAGATTGTTGACTACTCACCTATTGGTTTATTAAAGGGTACAACAAAGGTAGGGATTGTATTAGCAAAGAATGTACCTAGCCTACAACTACAAGCTGGTAAAGAGATGGCTAGAGGTGTTATCGGTACTGGAATATTTAGTATATCAGCTTGGCTTGCAAAGAAAGGTTTAATGACTGGACAAGCTAAAGATAAAGCAGAAAGAAACCAATGGGAACTAGAGGGTAAAAAACCTAATTCAATATTTATACTCGGTAAGTGGAGAAACATAAACTCGGTAGGACCACAGACAATGGTAATGCTTGCAGGTGCTAAGGCACAACAAGAACTAATGTCAGAAGATGGTGGTGGTATTGGTGCATTTGGAGGAGCTATAGGACAGGACTTCCTAAGCCAATCCTTACTAGCTGGTGTCCAAGGACCATTAAATGCAGTATCTGACCCACAAAGATATGGTGGTACTTACCTTAAATCACAACTAGCATCTGTTATACCTAATATACTAAAAGACTTAGCAAAGTCTTTAGACCCATTAAAGCGTGAAAGGTATGGATTAACTGATGCTTTCCGAGCAGGTGTTCCAGGTCTAAGTCAAACCTTACCACCTCAAAGAGATGTTTTAGGAGAAGCACTTATCAATGACCAACATGGTATTACTGCTTTCTTTGATTTATTTAATTCATCTACACCTAAAACAAGTATAGTTGTTGATGAGCTTAAACGTCTAAGAGAGATAGGTTATAATCCTACACCATCTGAATTAGGAAAGACTCAAAGTGTAGCTGGTGTTCAATTAGACCTCAAACCATTAGAATTAGATATACTTAGAAAAGAATCTGGTGGAATATTAGAGGGTTTACTTACTATACTTATGACAACACCTGAGTATGAACAAGCAACTGATGATGAAAGGTCTGACCTTATTAAGAGTACCACTAGCTATGTAAGAACTAATTACAAGAAACTACATCTTAATCGTTTTACAGATGTGCAAACAGTATTAGATGCCTTAAAAAGAAAACAAGAAGAAAAATAATGCCGATAGAAAACGGAGACAAAGTAAAACTAGAATATCTTGAAAAGGATTGTGAAAAGAACTCTAAATCATTAGAGAAACTTAGTGATGCCTATAAAGTAATCAATCATAACTCAACACAGATAGCAACAGACGTAGCTTGGCTTAAAAGATTCTTCTGGATAATAGCAACTGCTGCAGTCGGTGGGTTAGTATCATCCTTAATCCAATTACTCAAACTATAATGAAAAGTAAATTTGCAATAACAATTATGGGGATAGGAGTATTCATATTATTAGCATATACCTTAATTGCATTATACTTCCATTACGGATATAATACAGATGCAATCACCTACAATTCTATAACAGTTAATGGTGAAGAAGATATATTTGAAGCAGGTAATGCGATAGATATTCATTATGATAGATGCAGTACAGATACTTACCCAGCACATATAACTTATGCCTTGATACCAAATAATGAAGCTGTACCAGTAGTTACGATAGGAACACTTGATGTGGTTTATGAGAAGGGTTGTAAGAAATTCATTGGTGGTTCAATTTCACTACCATTTAGTACCAGACCAGGAGAATATAGATTAAGACTAACTATTACTTATGAAATAGTTTGGGTAATGAATTTACATAAGCACGAAAGTTTAGTAGAAACAACAGAGTCATTCTATGTAGTTAATAATTTTAACTTATAATATGAACTTATGGGTAGTATGGGTAACGGTACTTGGAATATACTCAACAATCTTCTTAGTACATGGACTTTTTTATAAAACATTAGGAATATTAGGATTCCTCGTATGGGGAATAGCAAGTAACTTCTTCATGAGTAAGAAGAAGTAGTACCTTAACAAGGGAGGGAGGCATGGTAGAAACAATCTTTGGATATATCTTTGGCGTAATTGCCATCTTAGTCATTGGTTGCGGTTTATGGCAACTAGAACAAGGTCCTCACCAAATAGGAGGGAAAAGAGATGAAAACAAAGAAGGGCAAAAACGCCCACCACGTCATTCCAAGAAGTAGGGGTGGAAACAACAAGGAAAACAACATCATTGAGGTAGACAAGCGTAAACACGAAATCTACCACCAGTTGTTCTCCAACAACACTCCCACCGAAATTCAGGTTCTCTTAAATGAGTTCCTACCAGCAGGCGTTGCAAGCGTCATCATCTCGCACCTCTCGGTGCATTGGTGGAACGCTACCAACTCCAATGGGGAAATCGTTAGTGGTCCATACTGCTAGTTTCTTTCCCCCTTTTTTTACAAATCAACTAAGGAGAAAACATGGAAAACAAATATATAATAGTCCATCACACAGCATCAGACCAGCAAACTACAACTGCTGAGGGTGTTAATGCGTGGCACAAACAAAGAGGATTCCCTGAGTCATCAAGAGGATGGAACATAGGGTATCATTTTTTGATACTGGCTAACGATGCACTACAAGCTAGAGACGAAGATGAGATAGGAGCGCATACATACGGATGGAATGAAGTAGCATTGGGAGTGTGTTTAGCAGGAAACTTTAACAACACTCGAACGCTAACAGGTTTTCAAACAAACAAAATAACAGAACTTTTAATTCTGTTAATGGAATCACATAAAATAGACGCAAAACATCTACTACTACACAGAGACGCATCTGCAACTGGATGTCCAGGTTCATTTATCGATAAGAACTATCTACTAAACCTAGTAAATTGGAGAGAGTATTACGATAGAAGCAGAACATGGAAATCTTGGCTAGAAGAAAGACTGGTTGCTCGTAAACAAATATCATACTTTGGTAGAGAACTTACTGAGGTTGAGATAAGAGCAATAGTATACGGAAGATATGGTAGAGATGAAGTTAGAGCAAACGATTACTCCCTATTCAAGGGAAAGTACGAATCCTAAAACGAAAGGCGGTGAATACTATGAATGAAGAAGAAACAAAAGATGACGTTGTTGAAGAAGTTGCAGAAGAAGCAACTGAAGAAGCTACTGAAGAAGTGGCTGAATAACAACATCAACATCTATAAGAAGAGACCTAAATTTTAGGTCTTTTTCTTTAGTCTTTTTCTGATAGTTTTCAGCTTACTATGTACAGATTGTTTCGTTGTACCAAGCTCCTTGCCTATCTCCTCATAGGTATAACCTTGATAAAGCATGTTACATATCTTTTTATCTACTGGTTCTAGCTTTTTAAGTAGTATTTGTCTGTCTATATCATCGTTGAGTCTCTCTGTAGGGTCATAATGGGCTATATCATCTATGTGTTTCTCCTCTAAAGATAGGACTTCTGGTGTTTTAGGTCCACCTACAGCTCTATTTCTGTTTACTATTAGGATAGAAAGACAGCTAAAACATGGAACACGCACCGAAAGATACCTTACTTTAGGATATTCTCCTATTGGTACACCACATTTAGGGCAAATTACTGTCTCTTTGGTCATGTTTGTTTATGTTAATAATCTCCTTATTCTCTTTTCACCCTCATATATAGCCTGTACAGTCTTATCTGTTCTCATATCATCTGTTATAGCTTGGTCTATGTTATGAAAGACCTCATCTATTTCTTCGTCTTGTTGTTCATCCATCAATCTTTCCTTTCTCATCTTCAATTATGCGTTCCATCTTTGTATTATAGAATATGGTGAATGGGTATTTGTCTTTCTCTTTCTGGCTTAACTTCTCCCATTGTCTATAGTAGACTGCTCTGAGTCTTTCTGATGGTGTCTTACCCTCTTTGAACTCTACCTCTTCTTTAGGTATATCAGTTTCAGTAATAGTGTTCTCACTAAACACAAACCAACCCTCTTTCTGATTGAGTGAGAATATCTTAGCCATCTCATCTGCACCTAGTTCTAATCCAACATACACGCCTAGCTTAATTGTCTTGTCCTTTAGCGTACTAATGGTTTCAATAGTAGCTGGAACTTGGAATATATTATTGTCCATATTTTTTTATTATAGATTTGTAATACTTTATAGTGGGTTTCACATATCCTTCTTTCTTCTTATACAATCTGGTTAGCCAAGGTTTACCTTTCAATGCTCTTACTCTATCGTGTGTTCTAGGGTCTCCTTTATGATGTCTGAAATGACAACTTACACATAACGGTATTAGATTATCTTTCTCATATCTGAGTGCCGAAGATGTGGACTTGGGGAAGTAGTGATGGAGACAAGATAGTTCTCCTCTACAGACCATACATTCACTATAGGTTCTCCTCCCCCATTCTTGCATAACCTTGTCTGCTTTGTTTCGATAATACTTCTCTTCCTTCCCCATTGAACCTCCTCATTAACTCCTTAATAGTTTCATACCTATCCTTTGTAGCTATCCTCATAGGTCTATTCACTAGATTGTCATAAGCAAATAGACCATACTGAGGAAGATACCATTGTTGGAACTCTAACCTCTCACACTTATCTGTTTGTCTTTCAAAATACTTCTTATTCATGATTGGGTTTTTCTTCTTCTCTACCATCATAATCACCACTATATATACTGTTGATATTTACATCTCCATGACAAGCAGGACATTCATAATTGCCACCTTGACCAGTCTGAAACCATAATCCACAATCCTCACAGACCCACTCTATGAGTTTTACTTTCCCACTCATTATCATCTCTCTTAAATAATCCATATAACCTCCTATATTAAGTCGTTACACGACCATAGTGATTTATTAGATTCGCTCTCTTTAACTTTATTGATAGTCCAGATAGTAGAACACTCAATATCAAAAGCACATTTATCTGGTACATTCTCCCAATAGAAGAATGAGATTTGATAAAGTCCTCTACTATAATAACCCCCATCACCGACAGCTAGGGGGTCGTAACCAGATTCACATTTTGCGATGGCAAGTAGCCAATTTACCTCTTCGAACTCTTGCTCGTTTGCGACCCTTTTTATCTCCTCTATGACTGCTAAACTACCCTCTATATGTGCCTCTGAAGCGTGTGGAAGCGTGATAGAAGCGTTTATATCCCCAACAGGTCTTGGCACACCTATCATGAGAATCCAAGCCGTAAACAGGCAAAATGATATTAGATAGATGAATCGTGGTAAGTCTTTTTTGATTGTCATATTTTTGTGTTTATTTTTCATATTCTTTCCCATCAAAGGTAAATTTACCCTTGGTTATTTTGACGAAGTAGTCATTGAAGTTGCCATTGTCTTGAACATAGGCGACTGCGAATCCATGAATCCAACGACTAGGTTGATTCTTCTTGTAATCTGGGTTCTTGTTACAAAGACACCCAATACTCTGAGCAGTATGTACATCATTTACATCGAATGGAGATACATCTGTGTAGACTTGTCTATCGTGGACATGTCCGTACATGATTGACCTCTTGTATGCGTCTACATGTTTCTTAGCATGGTACTGATTGTAGTAGATGCCGTGCATGAAGTGGAGTTTCCCCTCTCTATGTACCTTATTGAATGGTATGAACTTGATTCCCCTCTCTTTGAATCGGAAGTAATCTTCTATATCAACATTAGATTCTCTGTGTAGAGGTTGTTGTCTTACTATCTTCCTTGCCCTCTCTTCATGGTTGCCCTCGAAAAAAACCACCTTAGGCTTTTTACATAGCTTGATATGGTGGTTCATCATCTCGTTAAATCCTCTGTATTCTGAGATTATAGATTGTTCTTTAATTTCTCCTATGTTTCCTTGCCATAAATCCATGACAAGTTTCAAGTCCATTTGGTCGCCCAGATATATGAGAGTATCTGGATTGAAGTCTGGCATAAACTTTTCCACAGCCCTCATAGCTTTCTTATCATGGAATGGAAAGTGTATGTCCGACAAGACTAATATTTTGTTCACAAAGCCCTCCTTATTTTGTTAGTAACCCTATTGGTATTGCCCTTTCTTCTAATGCTTGTTGAGTATTAGTTCTCATTAGTCTGACATGTTTGTCTGCATCAAACATATCAGGTACATCTTGTGTACCCATTTCCTCTTTTAGTTTAGGCAAACTCTCGTCAGCCCATTTGTATTGGTCTAAAATCATAAGTCTAATATTCCTCTGTTAGCTTTTTCCCATAATTCTACGATTCTCTGGTACTCTTCTCTTTCTATCTCTCCCTTACCCATCTTAATGGCATATTTAACATAGACATCTCTTCTTCTCATAGTCTTAAATTCTTGGTATTCTTCTTTGTCCATTAGAATGGAAGATTCTCTACATCAATCTCTTCGTTCACATCTACTACTGGAACTGGTGGTGGTGTTGTCTTTGAGTTTCTCATACAAGCATCAGCCCAGAGTTCTGCTCTTGGTTCTGCTTTAGCTAGTTCTTCTTCTTTCTTATATGACTCTAATAGGAATCCATACTTACACTTACCCCAACCATCTGTATCCCCTTGTGGTTTAGTTACTTGCATGTTTCCTACTGCACCCTTTAGCCAACATTTGTCCTCACAAAAAACCGTGCCTTTATTAGGATTCTTAACAATCTTTGCTTTGTTACACTTGTTGCAAATCTCACCCTCGCTTTGTTGTTGAAATGCCATTATTCTTTTAGGTTAAATCTCTTAATTAAGTCCTCTGTGATTTGTAGAGCTTCGTTTATATCCTCTTCGGCT